GGTTGAACGCCAGCCAGGTCATATGCGACCAGGTTAGGCATGGAGCGTCTGATCAGGGAGATCAGAACAGGGTCGAAACCAGCAACAGGGCCGGTTGCGGTAGCGGATCCAGTGTATCCACCGTTGCCGACGCTCATAGTAGGAGCTTCGGACAGGAATGCTTTTTCTTCAGAGAGGAATCTCTCTTGGTTCTCCAGGAGTTGGGCGGTTACTGCGCGACGATGGGAATCCTTAATTGGATCAAGACCATCATGCTCAAGAAGGGGTGCCCACTTCTCCTGCAGATGTTCGGCATTGAACATTTGCGTTTACCTAATGAATGTGTACGTTTGTTGTGTTAATAAAGTTGAGATCACTTCTGAACTGATCTGGAAAGTACCTGCATGTAAGCGGCCATCGACCCAGAAACATCTTGGTCGGTGCTTTCGGTCAGGACTTCAGAATCACTTCTCTTCGGAGAAGACTTGAAATACGACTCTTTCAGAGTCTCAAGCTTGTCCTTATAAGACTCTTCACTCTCAAACTCTACACCCTCAGCAAGGGAAGCGAGCTTGTCTTTCTGAACGGTCGTCAGACCTTCAGCGACATCGGAAAGGATACCACCAGCAGTTGCCTCGGAGAGACGCTTGTTGATCGAAATATTCTTCTCAATTTGCTCGTTGAGTTTTGTCTCCATTTCATCTAACTTGTCTACCATAGACTCAACAACATCATATTTCTCTTCAGGGATAGTTACATAATGATTTTCAAAAAGACCCTTCATTCCTTCAAGGAACGATTCGGTCATTTCGGTTCTGAGACCATGCTCGACTGCGATTGCATTTTCGGTGATCCACTCGTCAGCGACGTACTCCAGATAGGAGTCAACACGCTCGACCAGTTCTCCCTTCATTGCTTCAACTTCTTCAACAAGTTGAGCTTCGTAGCGAGCTTCGAGGGCCTCTCTGATTTCGGTTACTTTAGACTTCAGAGCAGCCTCGAAAATAGTCTTGGCCTTATCTCTGAACTCTTCGGAGAGTTCTTGTCCACCGAGCAGAGCGTTAACGTCTTCTTCGACATCAACGTCATCGGTGATTTCAGGAAGTTCTTCGGCAACAGTCTCTTCGACTGTCTCCTCTACGACTTCCTCTTCTGTAGCTTCGTCTTCAGCGATGATTTCGGTCTCTTCAACCTCAGCCTCTTCTTTCGAAAGGGCGCCCTTTACGGACTTGAGATTTTTGGCATGACCGCCTTCACCACTTGGGTCCTTAAGTTTTGCACTATCATCATCGGGACGATAGTTTTCTGGAGTAGGACCGCCGAGATCTTCATAACTTACACCAGCCATAGTCTGCATAGGCTCAGCAGGTGCAGCACCTCTGGTCACGGCGTTCTCCATTTCTTGTAAATTCCTCTTACGGGACATCTGAACTCTCCGATTTAACCTTGTAATTAAACTATATTTATTTATAAATTAGAGATTTGCTAAGAAATCTTGGAACAGACCTAATTTCTGTTCGTCAAGTTGCTTCTGATCTACAAGAGTGTTGATTCTCTTATAGGTTTTTTCTGCATATCTTTCGCGAAGAATGCCACCATCCCAAACCCACTCTTTACCTTCCATAATGCCATTCACAAATGCATCAGGTGCAGATGGGTCAGCAACGATATCAGCGGCAGTTGCGAGAGTAAAATCCTCTCCAACCACACTGTATCCTTCGCTGCACTTATTTAGTGAACCAACACCGCGAGAAGATACACCTAACTTAACTCCCTCTCCAAGGAGAGACTTAGCGATGTTACCCATAGGGGTGGAAAGAATTTGTGCCTTTCCAATGAAGTTATTACCCTCTTGACGAAGAGAAGTAATCTTGTGAGAAACACGGTCGAGGTTGACGGTAGGACCATCAGGGTGACCGAGTTCACCAAGAGCACGGCCCTTCTGAACGAAGTTTTCGCTATAACGATTTACTTCGTTAGCAAGAGTTTGAATGGGATACATTCTCCCATTGCGGTTCTTGATCTCCCCTTGAAGGAATACACCTTCAATAAAGAGATTCTTTTTACCGTTGCGTTGTTCAACGATAACCTCAACGGTTTCGATTTCTTCTCTGATTAGTTTCATTAGCCTGCGCCTGAAATTTGTACTTGTTGTGCGTATAGTTTGCCAGATCCACTGTCAGTTCTAGCTGCAACAACTAGAGTTTTTCTTGCCTTTGCATTAGTGAATGATGCATCAGCGGCTGTCAGAGCTCTGCTGTCATAATCAATGGTCAGTCTCTCAGAGAAATAACCATATGTATTTGCACTACTGTCTACCGATAATACTTTTCCTGTTGTATTAAAACCAGTGACTCCTGTTACATCAGTGATGGTAAGAACATCATCTACTACAAATGGATTTCCAGTGCCCTCAGGGAGGTCGATAGTGGTTGTACTACCAGTTGAAATACCAGCAATAGGTGAAGAACCAGGGCTCAATGCAAGAGTTGCAGTGGTTCCTGCAGGAACAAAATAGTCGGCAGTTGTAGCAACAGCAGTAGTTCCAATAGCAACGTGAGCGTTTTGCGAAAGTGCAACAACTCTCAGAGTATCTGACTGAACAGTAAACTGTGCAGACTGTGCTGATGTGGCTGAAGTATTAAAATTAATACTATCTCCAACTGGTGAATGTGCCATTACTCGTCCTCTTCGGTTTCTAATTCATTGTCAATTTCACCGATTTCATCTGCATCGGTCTCATCCTCTTCTTGATCCTGAAGACCAAACATAGCATCTGCTACGTATGGTCTAGCGAATTCAATTCTTTCTGCAGCTTTTTGATATAACGCATTTTTAATTGCATCACTTACTTCAGACGGAGAATCATCCGCAATCATTAAATCCATTAATTCATCCATAGATCAATATGTGTATATCTATGTTTTTATTTATATCTCACCACCTTTGGGTGCCCCTGGAGACTCAGGTGCTTCGATTGGAGCTTCATCAACCTCCATATCTTGGGGAAGATTACCCATACCACCTGCAGATTGCATAGCCATATTTGCCATCATCATCTCCTCTTCAGATGGAGGAATGATTCCTGCTTCTTTTTCTGCGGCGATTTGAACATCCTGTTCAATGATTTCTTGATCAGTCTGACGCAGAACCTTACGACGGACATAATCAACAGAGAAATACTTACCGATATATGGATCTGCACTTGCAAGAATACCAAGTCTTTCTTGCATCAACTCAGCATCCTTCAGTTCTGCAAAGTGATTATCATAGAGATAATCATATTGAATATGATCACTCATGCTGTCCCATTCTTCAGGAGTCACAATGTTCTTGAGAATCAGTTGAGTTCTAAGAATGTCATGGAAGAGATGACTGAATCTCTTTCTCATTCTTCCAACAAACTTACTGAACTTCAGTTCGTCACGCAGGATCTCAGAAGAACGACCGAGACTAAATCCACTATCAATATTTGTTCTAGACTCTGGAACCTGTAAAGAACGATACAGTTTCTTCTGGAAATACTCAACGTCAGTCAGTTCTCCAAGGTTTTGTCCACCTGGGAGAGTGGTGATTTCTGTTCCACGACCACCTTCACGACGTGGAAGCCAGAAGTCTTCCATCATGGACATGTATTTCTTATCATCACGCATCTCACCAGTTTGTGCATCATAGGTGAGTTTGTTGCGATAACGACTCATTACCTCTTTGAGGTATTGTTCCGCCTTGACCTTTGGAAGATTACCAACGTCAATGTAGAAAATACGACGTTCAGGTGCGCGAGACAAACGATAGATGACCAAAGAATCTTCAATCATTCTCAGTTGATTGAGTGCCTTGATCGCCTTGTGAAGATATGAAAGTGTTGTTTTCTTATTCCTATCTACCAAACCAGAGGTGCAATATGCAACAGCATCCTTGGCAATCTTGACAGCCTCAGTTTTCTGAGTGGTGACCGTTACCGATCCGTATGAGTTTTTGGTGTTTCCTGGATTGTAGATAAAGTATTCTGTGATACCAGGAAAGTCATATTTGGTGGGATCATTATCCGCACCAGGACGTTGACTCAGGGCAATTGCACCTGCATTTCCGTCTTTCTTTTGTTCACGAACAAACTTTACTTTCGCCGCGTCCATGTAACGAAGTTCCTTGATACCCTCTTCAGGTTTTGCAAGGTCAATAACTTTATGGTAGTAAAGACGACCGTCTACATACCAGTTTCTAAAAATTTCGTGAGACTTCTTGTCGAAGTCCAACATTTCTTTGATGAACTGAAATTCAGTTCGGATGATATCTTTTACCTTATCACTAGCATTTAAATTAGAAAGTTCAATCTCTACAGGAGAGTCATTTAAGTCAGATACAATAGCTTCACTAATAATATCTTCAATGGCACTGTCCACTTCTGGATGAAGTGCCATGTCGCGATATCGTTTCAGAAGGTCGAATTCAGTTTTGAATACGCCTTCAACATCAAGATATTGACCATAAAACCCAGACGCAAGATAGTAGTCTGCCCCATCCTCGTTGTTTTCGGGAATGGGAGAGACTACCGTCTTGGCTGGTTTCTTATATGAATCGTCAATTGAAAAGCCAAAAAGAGAAGCCATTTTATAATTTGGTTATACCCTGTGTATAAAGGTATTTATCAGGTTGTCAGGTCAGGGGTTTCGGCGTCTCCTTGACCAACTCTATAGGCATCCCACCATTGAACTTGGAACTGAACCTGGAACTCTTCAATCGTATCAGTCGAACCGTAATCCAGAGGAATTGGGCTGACTTGAGTTGGATAGATTCCGTGGAACTTGTACTTTCTCAGAACGGGAATTGTTGCAGTGCCGTCCTTAGATACTTTTCTACCAAGTTGGAATACATCTGCATCACTCTGATAGGCGTTAGGATCGATGTTACCAGAATCAAACTCGTGATTGTTGATAGCATTCGACCATCTTTCCATCGCAGAACGAATGGAGAAGTCAGTATCGTTGATGATAGTAACAGTCCAAGGATCGAAGGTTCTGTCTCCAGCAACGTGAAGAACGCGACCTCTAAAGGCAACAGGGATGTCACCTACGTTAGATGCAGGGAGTTCAGCAGCTTTAATCATAAAGCGCATCTTCTCCTGCACTGCTTGCTCACTCAGTCCACCCGCAGAAACGAGTGTTCCGAGAGCAGCAGGGAAGTTAATGTTAACTTCAAATAGATTGGGGCGTACACCACCCCCAACTAACTTACCCTTGAAATCATCAATGGTTCTTTCTCTAAATCTGATAGCCATTTCGGTTAAACTCCGTTAGTGTTTTATTGTTATGATCAAACTCTACCGACCACCTCTTCAAACGCAACACCAGTTCTAGTAGCAACAAAGGTAAGACCGATGAAGTTGATAGAACGTGCAGGTTTGATGAAGATGTCAGCCTTGAATTCATTGGCATCAATAACGTCAGGAGTGTTATTTGTCTCATCACAAATAACAACGAAGTCAGAAATACCTCTCTTGGCTTGAACGTCACGGAGGTATGGTTCGACAATGTTACGGAAGTTCGCTCTTGTGATGTCGTCGTTAAACTCAAACAGTTGAGTTCTGGCGGCAACTTCGATTGTAGCTTCCAGGGTGAGGAACAGTCTTCTAACGTTGATTCTGTCGAATGCAGAAGCAAAACCAAGTCCAGTTTTGTCACCAAACAGGACAAAACCACCACCAGGTGAGAAGATAACTGGGTTAACTCTTCTGGTGTACAGAGTGTCTCTTTGAACCTTACTTGGGTTGTATGCAAGTTTGACGGCGTTGAGGATTGCACCTCTCTGAGAACCTGCAGGAGAGAACCAAGGGAACTGTTCCTGAGAAGTTCTAGCCATCAGACCAGCAATGTCAGGGTTCAGAGGAATATATCTGAACTTATTGTTGAATCTGTCAAACTGATACTTATATCCAGAGTCAAAGACTGCATAGGAAGAAGATGTCAGTGCGTCAAAGTACTTGACTACGTTATCTGTCTGAGTTTTTGGACTTGTGATGTCAACAACAGACTCTCTGTGAGGAGAAACAACTGCGAGGCAATCCTTTCTGGATTCTGCCAGTTGAATTAGTTTGTTGGACTTAGCTTGGGACTGTGTAAGACTACCTGTGATACCAGGTCCGTTGATGAGGAAGTTTACAGAGTATTCTGCCTCATTTTCAAACAACTCATATCCACCGATGATGTCACCAAGAGTGGTTGCATAACCGCCTTCGTTGTTTGTACCAGAGTAATCCTTACCGCCACCTAACTTGTAGAGGGTGTTACCAAGACCGTTGAAAGTAATGTCTTGAGCATCTGTGCCCCAGACGTTTTCAGTGGAAGTTGCGGTAAATGCCGTAGCAATACCAGATGCAATGGATCCGTTACCCGTTGCAACACCAACAAAAATCTGGTCAGAGTTGTCAGCGATGTATTCCTTATAGTATACTCTAGAACCAAGAGAGTTTACTGCATCCTTTGCTTTGGAAAGGAAGGCATGTTTCTCAAGAATTGTTCCAGCGTTACCAGAGATAGAACCTTTGTCATCAACAACAACAACGTGAATTTCGTCGTTCTTGGAGTTTCTTGCGGCTGCATAACCACTGGTTCCTGGTTTTTCTGCAACAGACTTCCAGAGGATCTGTCCGTTGTCCAGTTGAATGAACTGGTTATCGTACCAATCCTGTTGAGAAGTTACAGATGCAACTGTCGAAAGACCTGCGGCAGGTGCTGCGATTGTAGAAGTTACTGTGCTGATTGAAACACCAGCGGTTCCTGGTACACCGAATTGTCCCGTGCTGGTTGCAGTACCGACTGTGAATGCATATGCACCACCTTCAGTGTATTCAACTGGGAAAATAGTTCCTGCAGCTGATACTCTATTGACAACCTTAATGTCGATTGTGCTGGTTCCTGTACCAACGATGATACCTTGCAGATAACCATCATTCGTGATTTCTGTACCTACACCTGCAACTACAGAACTGGTTGCTTGAGTAACAGCAAGACCAACCGAAACGTGATTAACGGCATGTGCTCCGATGTTCAGAGTTTGGTCAGCGATACCGTCGATCATTGCGACCTTCAGTCCGTTTGCCCAATCTCCTGGGTTTCTTGCAGCGAGTCTGTAGGAGGAGGTAGACTCATAATTGTTCTGATAGTCCTCGTAGGACTTGATCTTGAGTGTAGTGGTTGTAGCAATACCTACTGCACCCACGTTTGCGTTTCTAAGGTTAGCACCATCGACTCTAACGGCTCTTAAAACACCTCCATATTGGAGATAGTTTGAAGCAGAGTACCAGTACTCATACTGTCTGTCGTTGTCGCTTGGTTTGCCAAAAATACTTAAGAGTTCTTGCTCATTCTCAACGAGAATTGGCTCAAGAACTGGTCCTTGAGAAAAAGGACCGCAAATGGCACCCGTTTGATCGCTGATAGCGTCAATTCTACCAACGGTAAGGTCAACCTCCCTGACCTTTACCCCTGGAGATACTAAGCCGATGTTAGCCATTTAGTAAGTCTCCCTAAAGATGTCTCATATTTCCTAAAAATATTTATAAATTTCAAGGTCTCTGAATGGGGAAATCGCCAATGAACATCACCAATCTGGATATGCCCAGGACACATTGTCTGTTTTACGACTCTCTTTGATTCTTTTCTTGGTGCAAGTCTTACACTCATAAGAATATGCAGATGGTATATCTCCTCTTGTCTTTCTAGTCTTATAAAATCCCTCAGTCAAATCTTTTGTCTCTCCGCAGACACGACAAGTTCTCTGTTGAAAAAGAAGATGTCCAGATTCAAACTGTTCATCTAGATCCATTACCGATAATCCCACATGTAAGAACGATCACCATATTCATCAACGTGCCACCTGTCACCATCAGCATCCACAAATGATTCCTCTTCGGTTCCATCCATGATGAATCCAAACGGAGCCATGTCCTGTTCTATTTGATCTCTCTGGTCTTCATATATTCTCTTTCTAACGTCCTGGTCAGTCAACTCCTTGAAGTAGTCTTGTGCAACTAACCATGCATAAATTACCAGACACATTGCAAGGTCATCATTACAACCTTCTTCTGCCTCGAATGAATTACTCTTCTGAATGAAAGTGGTGAGTTCTGAGATGATGTCATAATCATTGAAGATCAACTTGTCATCCTCAATCATCGTCTTGAGGTTTGAACATCCAATCTTTTTCACGGTCTTGGACATCTTGACACCCATCTGTGTTTTGGTGCCAGAAAAACCCTGTCCAACAATTTGACCTGCACGACCACGCATCGCACACATTAGAATATTTTGGTACTCTAGATCATAGTGCAAGATACTTGCAACCTGATCTCCAATATCATTCACCTCACAGAGAATGAATGCATTGTTGTAAGCCTTCGCAACATCGTAGATGACACTTGGGAACAACATCGGTTTGATTTCATTGTTCTTGAATTTACCAACTACCTTATGTGGAAATGTAGTGATGTCAAAGATAACAAATGCAGAGTAATCAATACCCACACCACGAGCAACGTCAACAGTAAGAATGTAATCGTGATCTGCAATTGGTTCTTCATATAAATCTAAACCTTTTGAGTTTCGTTTGATTGGATCTTCATAGACCAATGAACGAAGTTTAGATACATTAATCAATGTGTCAACAGACCCTAAGAACTCACATTCAAACTCAACCTTGAACTGTTGTTCTGAAGTGTTTGCAATGGTTTGTTCTTTCCAGACAGCATCTCTACCTGGAACTTCAGACCAGTGAACGTCTGTTGCAATGTATTCGTTTTTACCTCTCTCTGCATCATGCCAATATCGGTAGAAATGATTCAT